GCCTTATTACAAACTGAGTATAACAACAATGAGTATCAAAGAGATAGAGCCAGTGCTTATCCGTCAATCCAAGACCAGTTAGATATGCAATACTGGGATAGTGTTAATGGCACTACAACTTGGAGTGATGCAGTAGCACAAGTCAAAGCAGATAATCCTAAACCTTAACAATGGAAATAAGCGATAAGACTACGATTGGGATGCCGATCAGAAATCTTATTGCGATTGTTGCATCGGTGGGAATGGGTGTTTATTCCTACTTTGGCATCCTGGAAAGACTTAACACTATTGAAACTAGGCAAACTTTATTCGAAGCAGACCTGGTAAAAGCTGCAGATCAAACACCAGTAGACCAAGAACAGTTCATGCTCCTGGAGTTTATCTCTGGTCAAGTAGAAGGTGTTGTAGAAGATTTAGAAAACATGGCACATAACAAGGTTAATATTATGAGATTACAAACAGATATGGAAAAAGCCTTATCAGATATAGAGGCTTTAAAGGATAAAATTAGAGCCAATGGTCATTAAAACAGTATTAGCATTATGTTTATTTAGCCAAGGTGCATTAATAGAACATACGATCCAGGACTCTGTAAGTGAGTGCCTAAAGAATAAACGAATTATGGAACGTAATATGAGAGATGCTCAGATTATGTGTGGAGAGGTAGAAGCTGAGATTGATATTAAGGTTATCAATGGTAAGGAATATGAATTTATTAAATCAATTAGGAAAAAATCTTGATGTTGAATAATCATGAATATAATATAGATCCTTTACATCACAATTTATTGAAAGGAAAAGACATGACTGCATCGGAAGCACACTCCATTGAAAAAGAGTACAAAGAAATGAAGAAGAATTACCACATGATTTTAGATATGTTAGAAGCTGAAAAAGCTAAAAGCCAGGCTCTCAGAGCTGAAAATATGGAACTAAAATATCAAAAGAAACCTAGCGAAGCTGCATAAAGATGCCTAACTTAGCCAAATTAACTACCGCAAAAAAGATTGAGGTGTTAATTACCCAGGTTAATGTTATGCAAGAAAAAATAAATCACATATCAGACACAGTAGAAAGGCAATCAAAAGATATTGCCGATCTTAACAAACGCATGAACATGGGAGCTGGTGGTATTCGTGCCATAGCTCTCTTTGGCGGTATCATTATTGCCGCTATCGCTCTCTTTACAAAATTTTTTGGCTTAAAATAAACAGATAAATCATTATGATTATCCTGTGGATAAGCGAATATTAAAAGGCTTTCAATCCGAAATGGCTGCAGAGCTTTGGCTCACTCAACAAGGCTACATTGTCTACGCTAAAAAAGCAGTTCAATCCCCTATAGATTTTTGCTGTTATGATCCAGAAACAAAACAAGTTTTATTAGTCGATGTTAAATCCTCCAGTTATCGTAAGAGTGGTAGGAGAGTAAACTCCCAAAATAACTTTATTTATCGATCACCTACTCCTTTACAAAAAGAATTAGGTGTGAGATTATTGTACGTTTCAGAGGAGGGTGAGTGTACTTTAGACTCACCAATAAAGAAATGATTTGGTCATTACTAGGTACTGTCGCTAAAGGAGCTATTGACGTAGTTAAAACAAAGACAGAAACAAAGAAGCTACTGGCAAAAGCAGAGCAGACTCATGCCATGAAAATGGCTGAAGGTAAAATAGATTTTGAAATAGCAGCTCAAAAGAATATGAAAGACTCCTGGAGAGATGAATGGTTTACTGTTCTATTAAGTATTCCCCTGGTGATTGTTTTTATTTCTATCTTTGCTAACAAACCAGAGTGGGTAGCTAAACTAAAAGAAGGATTTGATACCTTGAATAGCCTACCAGATTGGTATATTTATGCACTCATGGCTGCTATAGCTAGTTCTTTTGGTATTAAGATTACTGATCTTGCTATCAAGAAATTTAAAAAATAGGAGATAACATGGAAAAATATGCGTACAAAGCTATTGAGAAAGTAGATGAATGGATTGCCTGGTTTAAAGATGCAAGTCCATTAAAGAAATTTATTTTCTTTGCAGCTCTAATGATTGTTCTCGTTGTTCTAAATAAAATATTTTAATGCACTGGTACGACTGGTCTAAAAAGAGTATCCAGGAACGAGAAGAATATAAAAAAAAATCTCAATTAAAAATCTGTCCAGAGTGCGAGAAGTATCCTTGCATTGGTGATAAGTACCTGGATGTTTGGACTTGTATTGACTGTGGTGCGATCCGTAAAAAAGAAAAAGAAGAAAGTAAAGAAACGACCAGTCTATAAAGTCTATAAGACTTTCTATAAGACGGGGGAATATTACATTGGTGTCACCAGTAAGACAGGAGCTGCGTTTGATAATTACTGGGGATCAAATACCACCGATAGAGTTCCGAGTCATAAAGATATAATTTATATCACTCACAACAAAGCAGATGCTAAATTGGTAGAGCTAATCTATCAGCTCCAAAACTTCTACCAGGATGATTGTTTAAACAAAATGTTAAACATTCGACTGCGTAGAGATCATATTAAAAAGATACCGAGATTTAGTATTAAAATAACCGAATAAGATTATACTAGAGAGTCTTTAAAACGCTCTGAGAACGTCTTAAAATGGATTTTTTGAGGGTATTTTTGAGGTTAAAACAGGCAAAACACTCATATTTAGGATATTTAGATCCAGAGTAGGTAATCGGTATTAAATTAACCTCCAACCACTCCCTGGTACAGACATCACAGGGGTGCAGCTCCAGGCTATGCTGAAATTTTTTTCCTCTAACTTGGAATTGTTTTTTTCTTTTCACAATAGATAACAAAATCTTCTATATTATTCTGCTGCATAATAGTTAAGACATTCTTTGATGCTTCCTGGCATTCATAAGCTGTTTTAAAAGTAGCATTTAAATTAGAACAAGTTCCATTCGCACACATTGTTATCCATAAAATAAATTTTACCATTCTACATCTAGACTACAGCTTTTACATTGACCTTGCAAACTTCTTAACCAGGCTAACCATAGCTCTGGATCTGCTGTTCTATAGGTTTTTGAAACTTCTGGACTGACTCGTCTAATTCTAAACTGGGTAATCTTTTCTTCCTGGACTGTATACAATACAACGAAACCTGGGAGCTGCATCTTATCAGCAATCTTTTTAACTAGGGTATAGGCTTTGTCTTGACCTTTGTCCATCGCTACTTCTATTATAGCTAGGGGTTCATAACAAACTTTGCAACACTCTACTGAGTCTACATCAATCATCGCAATACCTTCATATTGACGATGCCATTCAGAGTAATGATCCCCCTGGTTAAAGTAATTCCACCTAGCCATCTAATTTATCTTTATAGTCATTTAGATATTGCATTAATTTATTATTGTACCAATCAGCTTTTCCAGCATCCATTAACTTCGCTTCTACTGTTCCTCCATGTTTACTACCTAATCTCATTGTGTATTTCATAATTTGACCTCTTAAAAATCCAACAACTTCAATCGGTGTTAATTGACTAACAATAGCATCAAAGGTTTCTATTAATTTATCTTTGTAGTGATCGGGATTTATTTGTTCTGGCATTCTTCCTCCACTGAATTTTTATTAGAAAAGAAACCAGGGTGAAGAACATAACGCTCTAAATAACGTCTGTACTTCTTCCTGGCTCTTTCTTCTTTGTTTAAGATCTCACCCCTGGTGTATTGTTTTAGAGTCTTTTGATCTTTCATGACTAAAACGGAGCGTCATCCGATCCAGTATTACCTTCAGCATTGTTAGAGCTGCCGCCTGTAAATGGCTGCCATTCTTCCACCGCTAAAGACACTGTAGGATATCCAGTATTTTTTGTAGTACCTTGCCATAGTGTTAATTTGTATGGCTGACCAGCTTTTAAAACAATATCTTCTTGAGGTGTAAAACCTTCCTTGTGAGAAGATGCCAGGGGTTTTTTTCCCCAGGATGTCATTGATCCCTTGAGGTCATCCCCTGGGAACATATTTAAATATACTCTACTCATGTAAGTGTTTTCCTTTCTTGAGTTCATTCATTTGTTTTTGTTTATTGTTATAAATAGATCTTGCTTTGTTTTTATCTTCTTCATTTAAACTATTGATCCAGTCTTTAAACTGAGATGCTGTTTGTGTTAAATGACCGATATGTTTTGCTTGATCTATTGCAGCAGTAAATTCTGTAAACTTATCCGCTGTTGTGCCAGAGTTTTGTATCGTCTGGCTTTTAGCTTCCGCTATTTGTATCTCATCATAAGATGCAAACTCCTGTCCGCTAAAACCTAAATTGGCAAGGCTACGACCAATCGCACTGGTTTCGCAAACCTCCCAAAAACTTGTTAAATTCACAGGAGCAGATCCTTCTCGGAACTCCTCCGCTATCCCTGTTGAAACAGTTTTTCCATCAATGCTAATAGAGCATTTCATGACGACTACTTCTGTTTCCAGGTTCTTTACTTTGACTTTATCATTCTTAACAACATCAACAGTAATAGCTGCATCGGGAAAATACATTCTAAAGGCTTTTAATCTTTGATTGACTGTTCCGTATTTCTTTCCACCTCTTACTGTCATCGCATTCTTTTGAAAATCTTTTTCATAAACTGCGATAGCTGCTTTTAATTTATCTTGTATACTCATAAGTTCCTTTCTAATTGTTTTTCTATTTTTCTTGTATCAAATCCAACATTAATAATATGTTTAGATTTCCATTTTTGTCTAATGTTGTTAGTCATCCAACTGACACATCTAAGATTATCTATCGTGTGGGGTTTGTTATTATCTAGACGATCAAAAGAAATAACCATTGGATCATTTGGTATAAATGTCATGGGTTCATTGTGAACATAATCAATAAACTGACCAGTCCTTGGATCTAAAGTTTCATAAAGTTTCTTTCTTAATTGAGGAACTCCAGGTATAGCCTTTACAGACTCCTCACCAAAAGTTTTTATATCAAACTTTTTCATATCTCTTTTTCTTTGACGTAAAATATTTTTTTCATTCATTTTATATTTTAATGATGATTTTTTCTTTCTATCGTCAATCCTGGTACATTCTAAACAGCGTCTATTTCTTGTTACTCTTTCTGTTAAATGACCATGAACACAAGGAACACCAGTATAATACCTAGTTAGCTTTCTTCTTTTAGCTTCTACTGCACTAATAATTTTCATGATAGATCAGTTCCTATCTTGATATGAAACCATACATATTTCATATTTTGTTTTTCTCTGAGTCTTAAACGACATCGGCATTGATGTGTTAATTCTCTTTCTTTTTGTTTTCTTCTTTTCATTTTTACTAAAGGATAAATTTTGTATTCATCCTCTATCTCTAGCGAGTTTAAAAATGGTTCGAGTGGTATTATATTAGCGACCATAAAAGTTTTTTACCTCCTGTAATTCTTCTTCGGTATAACCAAAATAATTAATGTTATTAAAATCTGGCTGTATAAAATTTTTAGCGATGTACTCCGCATCATCCGATAGTTTAACCAGGTTTTGCCTTGTAAGAGCTGTACGATAAAAATCTTTCATACAGCTCTCACTAGCTTCAGCACTTAAAGCGGAGGACTGACTAGTGCTGAAAACTTTATATTCATAAGGTGTTGCATAAATTAAATAGCCTGGCTTATTGGTAGCTGCTCGGTAAAAAGATACCTGGTCAATGTGTGCCTTCTCTGGTTCTTGAGGTATTGCCACCTTGCCATAATTGTAAGTACCATCTTTTCGAGGTTTACCACCTCGTCTTTGCCATTTAGTTTTTGCTTCTATAAAAAATTCATCTGTTTCCATATCGGTACGACCAGTCCAAGGAATTTCAATACCATCCATCCAGTAATTAACATACCGCTCACTGTTAATGGTTTTATATTTTTTGATTTCTAAATCTTTTAACGCCTGGATATAATTTTTAACTGTTGCGGGAATAGCTTCCAGGTTTACCTCAAATTGTTTCATTTCTTTTTCATCATCAATGAAATTACCTTTTCTTTTTTGATAATCCTGGACTGCTAGATCTACAGACTCATCAATCGATTTATCAAAGAGTGCGAAATTATCCCATCCAATTTGTGCGGATACTCCCGCTAACATTTTAGCATTGGGTTTTTTCTTTCTTCTCCATTCCTGGTCTTTGTAAACATACTCATACCACCATCCGCATAGTGGTTTATTTTTTTGTGTAGGTGATAAATGATTAAGACCATGTTTTAACCAGTAATCAGCTACAAATTTAAAATCATCCATTTAATTTGCTTCCTTTGTGAGAATATTAGCTATTGCTGCTATCATGTCAAATGGTTTTATATTTACCTTTAGCCAGGTATTTATCCAAGCTACCACAAGCAGCTGCATCATAGTGTTGAGTCCAGATAACATCCATCAGATATAGATCTGCTAAAAGTCCGCCTAGTTTTTTCTTATCTTCGTATTGCTCTTGACTTTTACAAAAGGGTGACTCTCCAGTCATGTATGTAGAAATTAAATGTTTTTTGTAACCTTCTGGAGCTGCTGGATCTACTTTGTCGAACCAGGCTCGATAGCTCTCTAGCTCTTTACCGACATCAATCATGATTTATCTCCGAATAGTTCATAGACTAACCAAAGGATGACTGCAGTCATCCCCAGGTGAACAGTTAATGTTAAGATCTCGTTAATCATTATAATTTTCTCCACATTTCTACAAAGATGCTGTTTACTTGATCTAGCTCGTTTCTTCTAGCTTTCGCACCTTCTATTAGATGCTGCAACATATTCTCTATACCCGAGTCTAATTTTTCTTCCTGGTTATTTTCTGTCTGCCATAATTTGTAACAATCCATCCAGTAAGTTTTTTTAGATTTATTTTTTAGTTTACATTCTAGACCAGCGATAGCTAAAGAGATCTGCTCTAGCTCATCATTAGACAAACCTTTTTTCCAGGCTTTGCCTTCAAACATTAACTCACTAATATCTTTGTCTAGTAAGTTAGCTAGAGAGCTGTCTTTGTATTTTTGTAAAACAGCTACATGATGACTATCTGCATCCTCAGATAATCTTATTGTTTTTTCTATTAACATTTATTGACCTCCTTTTTGTTTACGTCTTTTGACCGCTTCTCCATTAATGATATCTAATGGATCGTATTTTAAGATTGACTCAAAATCTCTCTTAGAAAAAAACCACATGGTCTTTCTGTACCAGCGGTTAAGTATGTTTGATTGTTTTAACATTTATTTACCTCCTAGCTCTTTGTTTGTGATGTCGTAGGCATACTGATCCCAAGGCTCTGTAGGTGTTGCTTTGAGTAAGTGTTGGTCTACCTGGTGTCCTGTATAGTCCTGGATGATATTTTTTATCATCTTAGCTTCTATCTTGCTGTTGGTATCCGCATACAATGTTCCGTTAAACCATTCTAGTTTTGGAGCATCCAAGCAGCTCTCATCGAACACCTCTTTAATTCTGATGTTCATGTTTTTTTCAAATCCCATGTTAGTCCTCCAATCTTTCTGTTAGCATGACCTGGTTGTTTTGATCTTCGTAGACCAGGAACTCGTTGCCTTCGTTATCTTTGTAGTGTTTGACCAGGCTACCATCTCCGAGCATGATCCAGCCATATTTTCTGACCGCAGCGATTGCAGCCAGGGTTTGTCCGTTTGGCTTTTTTGTTCTTACTGTTTTCATTGATTACCTCCTATTATAGATATAGCTATGAATGCTATAATGTCAAGTCCTATCGGGAATAAAATATTTTTTTCCATTCTCCATGGTGATTTCTTTTACTTTTACTTTTTTTAATTTAAGTAAACCTAACTGGCTGCGGCTTAATCTTTTGCCACCATTCAGCCTAGTAAATCCTCCAGGCTTTAAGTATTCACCATCTTTATTTTGATATACGATCATGCTACCTCCTTAAATTTATTCATCATCCCAGCCGCTTCCTGGACTAAGTTTTTAAATGGGTTTGGTTTTCTTTTGTTACCAAATTCTCCCCAGAGCTGGTTGTACTTTACCCAGCTGCTGCTCCAGTATCCAAACATTTCAAATTTGTACCTGGCTAAACTGTCGATAGCCTTGTTGTAGGCTTCGTTCATTTTTTGTTCTAAGATCTCGTTTTTATCCATTAGTTTCTCTCCCTCTCCATCCAGTTAATAACATCAGTAGCCATCTTTTTTTCGTCTTTCATTTGTCTGCCATAGTTTGTGAGCTTCATGTTTTCATCATAAATTAAACCAGGTTGATCCTCCTCCAGCATTTTATTAATGGTAATGATGTATTCATCTAAGGCTCTAATCATTGTTAAAACCTTACCATCACCTATTTTTAAGATTTTATTGTTATAATCTATTCTCATCATTATTGTTACCCCTCCAATCTTTTTATTTTTATTGCATGAATTTTTGCGTAAAGTTTAAAAATTTCCCTGGTATTATCATTGTGATTTTCGTTACCATATTGATTAAGGTAATGAACATATTCTTTTTTTGTGGCTTGATATAACCAGTCAATTTCGTTTTTTGTTAATTTCATATTTACTGTCTGCATTATTGTTTTACCTCCTAAAGTAATTTGTGTTGTTGTAAGCAAACCGCATATTGATTGTTGATTGCTTTGTTTATCTTTTTCCAGTCATCTTTTTCTTTTTGCTTCCTGGCTTCCTGTCTAGCTCTTTCTTGCTCTCTTAGCTTTTGCTGTTCTGGAGTTCTTTGACCTAGGATGATTGGTTCGTGTCTTACTGCTTCGACTTTGAACTCTACTTTTTTCATGACCTGGTTTACCGCTCTGACCTCGCAGAGTTTTTTCTGCTGGATCTCGTTAAGTTTTTTCCAGTCTACTATTTCTAAGAGCTTAGCGATGTCCTCGTTTGTCTGCCATAGACCAAGACCTCTTGTAATGACATGACCATCCTGGTTAAGAGCTAAGACCTGGACTGGCTGGTAAGTACCAGCTTTTGGCTTACACCATTTTCCGTTCTTTGGGTTTAAAGTTGCAAAGACTAATCTGTCACCAAAACCTTTTTTTGTTTCGATCCAGTATCTACGTTTTGTCTTGAGCTTAAATCCCCAAGGGTAGTTGTCTACTTCGTAAGCATTTTCGAAGTTATCGTGTCCGTACATGATGTCCATTTTGTTACCTCCGTTTTTGATTTGTTTTAACATCTACAATATAAATAGCATTGATTGCTATAATGTCAATACCCTGGGTAAAAAAAAAATAAAAAAAATATAAAAAAAGTTGAAATAAAAAAATTAATATAGATATTTATGCTATGAAATTAGAACAATATAGAAAAAAATATGAACTTACATTCGGAAAACTGGCTGATTTGCTGGGTTTTTCCAATCATTCCAATCCCGCCAGGTTAGTACAACGATGGTGTCAAGGTTTAATTCCTAGCAGTGGAAATATAAAAAAAATTTTTCATGCAACAGAGGGAGAAGTAAAACCAGATGATTTCTTCAAAGACTAATCCAGATTTATTAATCTTTAGATGGAAAGATCCCCAGGAAGATGAAACAGGCTGGAAAGAGTTCCCATTAAGTTTTATAGGACTTGCCAAGTGTTTCTCTGTTGGTTGGGTTATTGCTGAAGATAAAGAATGCTATGTTTTAGCAGCGGATTTGATTGTCAATGAAAAGGATGAGATCACAGATACTGGAAGGCGGCAAAGTATCTATAAAGGAAAATTAAACATATTCTGGAGGGTAAAATTTAACATTTATGATAAAAAAATGGAAATTATTAAAAATCGTAAACCAATCAAAGCAGTTAAATGATGCAGCCAGGCGGGTAATGTTCTTCCTTTTGGATAGAGCTAACAATAAAACGGGTAAGCTGTTTCCGAGTCATGCTAGGTTAGCTGATGATACTGGATTACATTCCAGGAGTGTTACTAGGGGTATTAATGACCTGATTAAACATGGTTTTTTAAAGAAATTAAAGAGAGGTTATACAGGCAGAGCTACTGAATATGAAATTATTTATGATCTAACAGTAGACAGATTTGTCCAAAGTAGTAGACAGATTTGTCCAAAACAGTGGACAGATTTGTCTGACCAATTAACTAATGAATTAACTAATGAATTAACTAATAAGGAACACAAGCCAGATATGTCTACCACTAACAAAAAAGATGAAGTAAAAAATATATTACATAATCTCACTAAGAATTTTAAGATCGAATACAGGAATGTTACTGATGGAAATAAGAAGAAATATTTAGATCCAGAAAGTATTAGACAACGAATGGTACAAAAGACTGGAGATTATAAAGCATCATTTAAATGGAAAGAGATGTATCTTAATCCTAAAACAAGCGAAGAAGCATGGAAATATGCTGTTCATTTGGGTATAGTGAAGGAATTTAAGAAGAAAAGATAATGGTTGGTAGACCAAGTAAAAAAATATACTGTGAAGCTAAAAGAAAATATGATGGGAAACAGTGCCAGGCTAAAGGTATTCTTTGTAGGAACGGAAGGTATGTTTGTCGGTATCATGGTGGACTATCAAACGGAGCTACGACAGAGGAAGGAAAGTTAAAGGCATATAGAAACCTATTGCCATTTAAAAACAAAACAGATGAAGAAATCAAAAAGCACATTAGACAAAATACTCCAAAGACTCGAGCTTGGTGAAACTTTAGTTTCCATTTGTCGTGAGAAAGATATGCCAGGTCAATCGACTGTGAATACATGGATGAGAGAAGATGAGAAGTTTCGTAACAAGATATTAGATGCGAGAAGGATGGGAGCGATGGTCTGGCTGGATAAGTGCCAGGAGCTGCTCGATCAAGAGGTAGAGCCACAGAAGGTCCAGTGGTACAGAGAGAAGCTACATCACGCCAGGTGGTTAGTGTCTAAGCTGGTAAATGTTTTCGGAGATAAGCAGACAGTTGTTAATGAGGGAGAGCCAGTGATCCAGGTTGTTTGGAAGGAAGATGGCAGCACGACAGATAAACAAGCAGATCTCGCACACACGACAAGAAGTTCTGAGGATAATGAGAAAACCCAGCACTAGATATAGTAGTCAAGAATGTCGCAGCTCTAAAACCATTGAAAAATATAGCGGTGTTTGACCTCTAATATATGTTATGCAACAAATAGTAAAAAAATCTCAAAAATAATGAACAAAATACGAACAAATAAAAGTTTGATACCCCCAAAATGCGGGGTGCGTCTGAGTATATATAATACATGGGAGTTCAAGACACTTGGACAGAGATAGTCTAATAACATCTAAAATAATATACAACAGTAAAACAAAAGAAGTATCTATTGTTATTGGTAAATTTGATGATGAACAATCTATGGTGAAAGCAGCCAGAGAATTGTGCGAATATCTAGCAATAGACTTCAACGATGAACTATTAGCTCTAACGGAAACAATACATTGAAAACAATAGAGATACCTTATACCCCTAGACCACAACAACAAAAGCTCCATGGTGAATTAAGTAAATACAGATTTGCTGTAATCGTCATGCACAGACGAGGAGGTAAGACAGTCATGTCTATCAACCACCTTATTAAATCGGCTCTCACGAGCAAAAAAAAGGCATTTAGAGGTGCGTTCTTTGCTCCTACTAGAGTCCAGGCTAAATTGATTGCATGGGATTATTTAAAACATTATTCCCGAAAGATACCTGGCATGAAGTTTAATGAAACAGAATTAAGAGCTGACTTCCCGACAGGAGCGAGAATATCTTTGTTTGGTAGTGAAAATCCAGACTCTGCTCGTGGTCAATACTTTGATGAGATCTTCTGTGATGAGTATGCTCAGATGGATGAAAGACTATTTCCAGAGATCTTACGACCAGCAGTGGCAGACCGCTTGGGTAATATTTACTTCATCGGAACTCCACAAGGAATGAACTCGTTTTATGATTTGTATGAAAAGGCTAAAGGAGATGCAGCCTGGCTAACAGTTATTCATAAAGCTAGTGAAACAAACCTCGTACCTAAAGAAGAATTAGAAGAAGCAAGGAAACTGATGACCGAGGATCAGTATCAACAGGAATTTGAATGTTCTTGGACAGCCAATGTAAGCGGTGCGGTGTATGGTAAAATTATTGATAAGATGGAAGAAAAGAAACAAATTGGTAAGTTTCCCTTTGATCCTGGCTATCCTGTCGATGTTTATTTTGATTTAGGAATATCAGATGATACCAGTTTATTATTCATCCAACCTATTGACCGAGCTATTATTGTATTTGATTGTTATAGTAATAATAACAAAAGCCTGGATCACTATGCAGACTATATCCGACAAACAGGCTACCCTATTAGAAATTTTGTATTTCCACACGATATAGATCACAGAGAGATGTCTACTGGACATTCCAGGAAAGAGTATGCCTATAGTATGGGAATGCGACCTATCCGAGTCTGTCCAAAGCTGCCGATTGAAGATGGTATCCATGCTGGACAACTCTTGCTAAATCGCACATATATTGATAGAGATAACTGTAAACCATTCTTGGATGCGATGAGATGGTATCATCGTAAGTGGTTAGATAAATTAAAAACTTATTCCAAACCGATCCATGATTGGTCAAGTCACTATTGTGATGCCTGGCGAACAGCCGCTGTTGCAATTAGAGATTTGGATTTTAACAACACTGCTCCTGTGCAGAGATTTGCAGAGGGGTTAAACTACGATCCTTTAGGGAGGGATTGAAAATGGGATTTTTAAAACCAAAGACACCAGCTCCGCCACCACCTCCAGCTCCGCTGCCTGAAGTACCAGCAGCTACCGCTGCCGAGTTACCAGCTGAGTCTACAGAAATGATTAAACAAACAATGAAGAAGAAAAGAGCTGGGTACACAAAAACAATTTTAACTTCTAAAAAAGGCGTGGAAGAAGATCCACAAATTTACAAGAAAACTTTATTAGGAGCATAAGATGGGATCAGAAACAGCTACCAAATCAAGAGAAACAAAAAGAGCAGCCACCACTCAAGAATTAATGTCAAACATTATGACGGGTGGAGAGATCTCTAAAAAGAGAGAAGCTGAATTAGCCAAAGCCGCAGATGCGGGTAGAGGTATTCAGTTTATAGAAGGTTCACCAAAGGTAAAAGGATTAACACAATATAGAAGGGATGCCAAAGGTAACATCATGAAAGATGCTGAAGGCAAACCATTAACAAAACCAGTAATGAGAACTGGAGCTACAGCAGCAGACTATACTGGAAGGATAGCTGCGTCTGCACCAACAGTAGGAGAAATGTTTGGTGATATGGGTAGAGCAGTATTTGGTGGTAAAGCAAAAGATCCAGCTTATTTAAGAAGTGGTGTTAGTTCTTCACCAGGTACAACCACTAAAGACTATATGCAATACACTCCTAAACCAAGACAACAAAAAGGAATTGTTCCAAGTTTAATTAGTAAGGGTGGTTTAGTCGGAATGGCGATGAGTTCTATTTTAGGTAAAGAAGATATTATGAAAGAAACACCCGAAGAAAAAAGAAGAAGAATTTATGAAAAAGGTGTAAAGGATTATTCAACATTATTAGGTGGTCAAAGAAATCAGAAAGGTGGATTGATTAAATAATGCAAGGTAAGGATTTAAAAAACCAGTTCAGTCAATTAAAAACAAAAAGACAAAACTGGGAAAGTCATTGGCAAGAAGTCGCTGACTATTGTTTACCAAGACGAGCTGATGTTACAACCACCAGGTCACGAGGTGATAAAAGAACAGAAAGAATTTTTGATGGAACAGCACTACACGCATTAGAATTATTATCATCATCACTTCATGGAATGCTGACGAATGCAGCAACTCCCTGGTTCTCCATGAGATTTAAAGATGAAATGGTTTCTGATATAGAAGCGAATAAAGAATGGTTAGAGTCATGTACCGATACCATGTATATGGCATTAGATAGATCTAACTTCCAACAAGAGATCCACGAATTATATACAGACATGGTAGCCTTTGGTACAGGCTGCATGATGATTGAAGAAGATGAAAAAGATTTTGTAAGATTTTCAACTAGGCATATTAAAGAAATTTATATTCAGGAAAATAATAAAGGCAAAGTCGATACTATTCATCGTGAATTAAAGATGACTGCAAGAGCTGCGTATCAACAGTTTGGAGATAAGTTACCAAAAAGAATTATGAAGATTGTGCAAACTGCACCTCATGATGATGTTACGATTTATCATTGTGTAAAGCCTAACGATGATCTCAATCCTTATAAGATGGATAACAAGTCAATGGAATTTAGTTCTGTTTATTATGATGAAGATGGAACAATTATTTCAATGTCGGGTTTTAGAGAGTTCCCTTTTGTTGTACCGAGATGGTTAAAATCCAGTAATGAGATTTATGGTAGATCACCAAGTATGACCGCTCTTGCTGATATCAAAATGATTAACAAGATGGCAGAAACAACAATTAAGGCTGCACAGAAAATGGTAGATCCACCATTGTTAGTGCCTGATGACTCTTTTGTTTTACCCGTAAGAACACAACCAGGTGGACTAAACTTCTATCGTAGTGGTTCAAGAGATACGATTACTCCATTAAACATTGGAGCGAATACACCTTTAGGTTTAAATATTGAAGAACAAAGAAGAACTGCCATTAAACAAGCCTACTACATCGACCAGTTATTAATGTCACAAAACATTCAGATGACTGCAACGGAAGTTATGCAGCGTAATGAAGAAAAAATGAGATTACTAGCTCCTGTATTAGGGAGATTACAATCAGAGATGTTACAGCCTTTGATTAATAGAACTTTTAATATTCTCCTAAGGAAAGGAATATTACCTCCAGCACCAGAAGAACTTCAAGGTCAAACCATTGATATCGAATATGTATCACCATTGGCAAGATCTCAGAAACAAGGTGATGTCCAGGCAATACTTCGTACCTTAGAGATTATCACTCCGATGTCACAGATGAGTCCAGTAATGGATTTCATTGATAGTGACCGCATGGTTAATCACTTAGCAAGAGTGTTAGGTGTACCATCGAAAGTGATCCGATCAGTGGATGAAGTCCAGGCTATCCGACAGCAAAGAGCTGCAGCTCAACAACAAGCAGCACAACAGCAACAGGATATGCAACTAGCTGAAGCTGGTGGAAAAGTAGCACCATTGGTGAAGGAACTACAGCGTGGATAAAAAAACACTAGACGATCTTTTTCAAAACTACAGAACAACTTTTGGTACTGTCCAAGGACAGAAAGTTTTAGAAGATCTCGAAAGTAGACTCCATCAAAACACAACTACATTTTCCAAAGACTCATTAGAGATGGCTTATCTGGAAGGACAAAGATCAGTCTTACTAATGATTAAAAATATAATTAAGGAGAAGAAAACAAAATGAGTGAAGAACAGACAACTGCTGTTGAACAGCAATCTGAAGTAACACAAGAAACACAAGCGGCAGATCCTGGCGTAACTTTCTTAGATCAGTTACCAGAGGATTTACGAGGAGAGCCATCATTAAAAAATTTTACGAATGTTGGTGATTTAGCAAAGAGTTTAGTCCATGCACAAAAAATGATTGGCATGGATAAAATTCCAGTGCCTGGCAAACATTCTACTGAAGATGATTGGAATGTTATTTATTCTAAATTAGGTAGACCAGAGAAAGCAGATGATTATCAGTTTGAAACAAACTTAGATGCAAGTGATCCTGGACTACAACAATTTAAACAAGTAGCACATTCGATTGGGTTAAATGCAGACCAGGCAAGTAAGATATTAAACTTTTATGGTGAGCTATCTGAGAGTGGTCAAGAAACTTTAGCTGCACAACAACAGCAAGTAAGGGAACAATCAGAGCTAGATTTAAGAAAAGATTGGGGTTTAGCTTTTGATAAGAAGATCCAACAAGCGGATAATGTCTTTCAAAAATTTTTCCCTAATGAGATGAAAGAAGTCAAATTAGAGAATGGAAATCTTTTAGGTAATGATCCTCAGTTCATTAAGGCATTAGCTGGACTAGCAGATAACTTTTCTGAAGATAACATGACTGCAGAAAATGATTTGACAATGACTCCAGATGATGCTCAAAGAGAGATAGAAAAATTAACAGCTCCTAATACTCCGTACTGGGATAAGAAACATCCTGGACACCAGGCAGCTGTTGAAGAAGTTTTCATGCTCCAGAATATGAAGCATGGGATAGGTCCAGAACAATCCGAATAGGACTCTGGCTGACACCAGGAAAGACTGGCATCTATCAGATGTTAAATGAAGATAAAACTCGAAAGAGATAATTTATCGAAGAAAGTAAAAACAACAACTATTAAGAAAGGAACAGACAAAAATGTCTACACAAATAACTACAGCATTTGTAGAACAGTATAGCAATAACGTAACTATGCTTTCACAGCAAATGGGTTCTTTACTTAGAAACGCTGTTGATGTTGAAACAATCAAAGGTAAGAATGCTTTCTTCGAACAGATTGGTGAAGTCACAGCAAGTGTAAGAACAAGCCGCCATGGAAATACCCCCCAGGTAGATACTCCCCACGCCAGACGTAGAGTATCTCTCGCAGATTACGAGTGGGCTGATTTAATTGATGACCAGGACAAAGTAAGAATGCTTATTGATCCAACATCATCATACGCAAAAGCAGCAGCCGCAGCTATGGGTAGAGCTATGGATGACGTAATCATCACCGCTTTAGGTGGATCAGCAGATACAGGCGTAGCTGGAGGTACAGCAGTAGCTCTACCATCAGCTCAGAAGCCTTTCTCTGCATCACAAACTGACGGACTAACAGTAGCAAAGTTATTAGAAGCTAAATATCTAATGGACAATGCAAGTGTTGATCCATCATTAAAGAGATACATCGTATGTGGTCCAAAGCAGATCCAAGACTTATTAAACACAACTGAAGTTAAATCATCTGACTTCAACACAGTTAAAGCTCTTGCTCAAGGTTCAATCAACTCATTCTTAGGATTTGAGTTCATTCCTTCAACAAGACTAAGTTTTGATGCTACAAACACAGACGATAGACTCTGCTACGCTTTCACAGAGGATGCAATTAAACTTGCTATCGGTAAAGATGTGACTGCAAGAATAGACGAGAGAGCTGACAAAAGTTATGCTACTCAGGTATATTACTGTATGTCAATCGGTGCTACTCGAATTGAAGAAGAAAAAGTAGTAGAAATCGCTTGTGACGAGTAATAACTAAAATAGGGGGGAGCTTATGCTCCCCTTTATAGAAAGGATTAAGATGCCAGGTAAAGGTTTATATTATAATATCAATAAAAGAAAAAAGGCTGGAACATCCAGATCTAAATCAAAATCAACAATTTCTGACGAAGCCTACGCCAATATGAAAGCTGGATTTCCTAAGAAAAAGAAAAAAACTATGATAGGATAAATCATGCCATATTCAAAATACTCACCAAAACAAAAGAAACTTGCTGCAGTAGCGGGTGATCCAAAGAAGATCGAAGCTGCTGATTTAAAAAAAATCAGAAAAACAAAAAAGAAAACAATGATCGGTTAAGATGCCTTTAAAGAAATATCAAAACAAAAGTGGTGGATTAAACCAGGCTGGTAGAGATTACTACAAAAGAACAGAAGGTAGTAATTTAAAACGACCAGTGAAGTCGGGAACAAATCCACGCAGAGTATCTTTTGCTGCTCGTTTTGCTGGAATGCAAGGGGGAATGAAAAAACCTAATGGAGAGCCAACAAGACTAGCATTAGCATTAAGAGCCTGGGGTTTTGGTAGTAAAGAAGCTGCAAGAAATTTTGCCAATAGGAATAAAAAATCAAACAGAAAGACAATGATAGGATGACATCAACAGTAGAAATTTGTAACTCCGCATTAAATATCTTAGGTGCAAACAATATTACTGCATTAACCGAGGATAGTAAGAATGCGAGATTATGTAATCAAAGATATGAACCATTAAGAGATGCAGTCTTTAGAGAGCATACCTGGAATTGTTTAATTAAAAGAGTTCAACTAGCTCAAGATATAGCTAGTCCAACACACGAATATACATATCAATATCAACTGCCTAGTGATTGTATAAGGGTTTTGTCGCTAGGCGGTTATCATGATGGATCATCATCGAATGTCGATGGTGGTCAAAAGTTTAAAGTAGAAGGTAGAAAAATATTAACTGATGAAGATACAGTTTATTTAATCTATTCAGCCAGGGTAACTGATCCCACACAATACGATAGCTTATTAATTGAAGCGATTGTGGCAAGATTAGCAGCTGAATTATGTTATGCGGTTACGAGTTCTACCAGTCTAGCTGTTGCATTAAAACAAGATTATGCAGAAAAACTAAGATTAGCTAGACACGCAGACGCAACAGAAGGTACACCAGATTATATAGACAGTTCGACATTTATTAATTCGAGGTTTTAATGCCAAGACAAACTGTTGCTTATACCAACTTTACAGCTGGTCAATTATCCCCCAGGTTAGATGGAAGAACTGATTTAACAAAATATTATAATGGTGCAAAAACTATTAGTAATTTTACTATTCAACCACATGGTGGTGCGAGTCGCAGACCAGGTACAGCTTTTGTTCATGAAGTCAAAGATAGCTCCACTGCTGTAAGATTAATTCCTTTTGAGTTTTCTACAGTTCAAACTTATGTTTTAGAGTTTGGAGATCAGTATATTCGTTTCTTTAAAGACAAAGGTATCATTACAGAAACAGCTAAGACAATAACGAACATCAGCCAAGCTAATCCAGCAGTAGTAACTTCTACCGCACATGGGTATACCAATGGGGATCATGTCATTATTAGTTCAGTTACAGGAATGGTGGAAGTCAATGGAAAGACTTTTAAAGTCGCTAACACAACCGCCAATACATTTGAGTTACAGGATGTTGATGGGAATAACATCGACAGTAGTAGTTATACTGCCTATGCTTCTGGTGGTAATGCTTATCGCATTTATGAAATAACATCCCCTTATGCAGCAGCTGATGTTGCACAACTCAAGTTCGCACAATCTGCAGATATTATGTATATCTGTCATCCCGATTACGAAGTTAGAAAATTATCAAGAACAGGACATACATCATGGACATTGGATCAAGTAGAATTTAACATTCCTCCGTTTCAACCACACAATGATACAACAACAACAATCACTGCTTCTCATACAGCAGTAGGATCATCAGCAACTTTTACCGCTTCTTCTACAACAGGCATTAATGGTGGTGATGGATTTAAATCAACCGATGTGGGTAGAGCAATACATTTTAATGATGGTCATGCGATCATTACTGCGTTTAATTCAACAACAGAAGTAGTCGGTACAGTTAAAGTAGCTCTAGGATCGGGATCAGCTAATACGGATTTTGCATTAGGATCATTCTCAGATACGACTGGTCATCCATCTAGTGTTACTTTCTTTGAACAACGATTAGTGTTTGCGGGTACAAATGAAGAACCACAGACATTATTCTTTTCTAAAGTAAACGAATATGAAAACTTTGATGATGGATATCATACGAGTGTTACTGATACTTCAGCGATGATTTATACAATCGCATCAAATAAAGTTAATAGTATTAGATTTTTATCGGCACAAAGATCATTGATTGCGGGAACAGTCGGTGGTGAGTTTGTGGTATCTGCTTCGGGTACAACACAACCAATTACGCCAACTAATATACAAATTCAAAGACAAACATCTTATGGATCTGCAAATGTCGATGCAATCCAGGTAGCGAATGTCACTATGTTTTTACAGAGAGCAAAAAGAAAAATTAGAGAATTAACTTATAGTTTTGATTTTGACTCGTATGTAGCTCCCGATATGACTATCCTGGCAGAGAATATTACCGAGTCGGGTATTAAAGAATTATCATATCAACAAGAACCAGAAAGTATTTTATGGGGTGTGAGAGAAGATGGAAAGCTAGTCGGACTTACTTATCAAAGAGCAGAGGATGTAGTCGGATGGCACATTCATGAGATTGGTGGATCATTTGGATCAGATAGTTTTGGTCATGTAGAAAACCTAGCAACAATACCAGGGGATGCAGACGAAGATGATTTATATATGGTAGTGAAAAGAACAGTTAATGGATCAACCAGGCGTTATGTTGAATATTTAGAAAACTATGATTACGGAACAAATATTGCAGATGCTTTCTTTGTTGATAGTGGATTACAATATAACGGATCAGCAACTACTACTATTTCTGGATTAGATCATCTAGAAGGTGAAACAGTCGCTATCCTAGCTGATGGTGCAACACATCCAGATAAAACTGTATCGAATGGATCAGTGAGCCTGGATCGTAGTGTAACCAAAGCGAGTATTGGACTCGGATATACCAGTTTATTACAGACAATGCGTATTGAAGCGGGAGCTGCAGAAGGTGTGGCTCAAGGTCAAACAAAACGTATTCATGATGTCACTATAAGATTACTAGCATCTGTGGGTGTTGAAATAGGATCAGATTTAAACAATATGGAAAGAATACCATTCAGATCTAGTGCTAATCCAATGGATGTCGCAATACCACCATTCAGTGGTGATAAACAAGTAGAGTTTAGAGGAGATTTTGAAACCGATGGATATATTTATGTAAGGCAAACACAGCCTTTACCAATTAATATTATTGGCATATATCCAAGAGTGACAACAAATGAAGGGTAATTTATCAATCATACCTTTCAAAACGGAACATGGTTTGATGATGACAAGAGGTATTATGAATGATCCTACTGTCCAGATAGATAAAAGCTGGGAGGAACATTTACATAACCTAGAACAACCAGGCAAAGCCTTTACCGCTGTTTACAATGGTAATTGTATCGTAGCGGGTGGGATAACTTTGTTATGGGAAGGAGTTTACGAGGGATGGGTGATTGCATCTCATAAGATTTGGGATCATCCATTGGCAGCAGCAAGAGCTGTAAAGAAGGGATTAGAACTATTGATTGAACAAAACAAAGTAGTAAGATTGCAGACAGCTGTTAAGCAAGACTTCAAACTTGGTCATCGTTTTGCTCAATGGTTAGGTTTAAAAAATGAGGGAACGATGAAAAAATATGTTTCAAATCAAGATCATATAAGGTATGCAAGGATAATAGAATGGGATTACCAGCAGTAATAGCAGCTTCAACAGCAGTCGGTGCAGTAGCCAGTATACAGGCTGGTCAAGCAGCACAGGCAGCTGGTAAATATCAAAACACTATCGCTGAACAAAATGCACAGATCTATGAAGCGAAAGCAGAAAGATCTAAAGAAGTAGGCGAATATAATGTTAAAAGATTTGAAAGACAGTTTAATAAAACTATAAGCAGTGTAGAAAGAGCTTATGCTGCTTCTGGTGTTGATGTATCCAGGGGAACACCTTTGGCTGTTATGGAAGAATATTTAACTGAAGCAGAAATAGAAAAAGCTAATATTAGATACAATGCAAATGTTGAAGCAACTGATTATAGAGAAGCTGCGGTTATCTCTAGAATGGAAGGTCAATTAGCAAAGTATCAAGGTAAACAATATGCAACAGCATCCTACTTTAAAGCTGGTCAAACATTACTAGGAGGAGCATCTGATATTATGTCTATTAATAGATATGCTGGGTTAGACTAATGGTACAAATCCCAGAATTTACAGCTAAGACGACATTAACTAGCCAGACGGGTACAAGAGCTAGACCAGTTCCCGATATCACTGCTGCAGCCGCAGCTCCATTTGAAGCAGCCGCAGACTTAGCTGGTGATGTTCAAAAAGTATCAACTAGGTTTTATGAAGCTCAAAAATCATTACAAAGAAAAACAGAAGCATCTGAAAAGATAGATTATTTAATTAAAGGGGATGAGAATAATCCTGGATTAAATAGATTGATGTTTGATGCTCAGAATAGCACAGACACAAATACAGCATTACCTAACTTTCAAAATGGTTTTAATAGTCACAAGAATAACATCTTATCGGGAATAGAAGATCCTGTTGTTAAACAATTAGTAGAAGCAAAGGCAGACGAACTTTACACAAATAACTATATTGATGTTCAAGCCAGTGTTTGGAAAAATATTAGAGCAAATGGTATTACAACCTTAGAGAAAAATTTAGAATTAGAATTTAATCAATATATTAACGCTGGTGGGAATAACTCTAAAAAATTAGCATCAGAGCAGAATATGGCTAAGTTAGTCCAGGATGCAAACAATGATGGATTAGGATTACCAGAAGATTATTTAGAAACACAAATGCAAAATCTTTACACTTTAGATGCAGAGAAACTTGCATACGATAATCCAGAAGTATTCTTAAAAAATTATGAGAATGGTTATTATGATAAATTAATTAATCCAGAAAATTTATTAGCTATTTATAAAGCAGCAGATACAAGACAAGGAACTATAAACAAAAAATATGTATCTAGTGTTAAAGCTCAAGGTACTGCTATCGGTAGCAAAGTCAATGACTTAGAAGATATCACTAATGCAGATTATTTTAATATTACATCCTGGAACAATTTAATGGCTGAAGCTGAAGAAAATCATAAATTACAAATATCTTTAGGACTACCTGGTATTGCGGAGGAACTAGAAAAATTAGTTATCATCAAAACTAATTTTGATGTTATTGACAAAGCAAAAAAATCAACACCAGATAAAGTAGCTGCAGAGATAGATAGAGTTAAAAAAGAAAACACAAGATTATCAAAAGATCCAAACGCAAATCCTTTTGAACAAAAAGTTTATATAAAATTAGAGGAGTCACTTAAAGAGATACACTCTAAAATGGTTTCTGAAATAGGAAATGACTTATTAAATATGGCTGAAGATTTAGATCCAGAAAGAGATTTTGTTGAGTTAGATTTTTTTGAAAAAGATACCCAGGCATTTTACATGGCATCACAAAACAGAAATAAAGAAGCACAAGAAGTAGCAGATTTTTATAATGTTCCACTACAGCTATTAAAGAAAGAAGAAAGAGAATTTATTAAAGATAGATTAATGAATGGAACGATTGAAGAAAAAGAAACACTATTAATTAACCTGGCTATTGTTGGTGGTGAAAATTTAAAAGATGTTTTTGTTAATCTGTCAATGGAAAAAAATGCAGCTGTTTATACTCATATTGGTTTATTGATGTATAACAATAATGGAATGCCAACCGAAACAACAAGATCTATTTTGAATGGCATTGAGATTATAAAAAGCGACAGATACAATGACTTAGAAACTGTTATGAAAGACAAAATTAATGTTGAGGAATACACACAAATAGCAATCGATTACGCTCCCGCTTCAACTTCTAATAATTTAAAAAACCTAACTGCTCAAATATCACAAGCAGCAGATATGATTTTTGCTGATAAACTTTACCGAAATGAAAACAATATGCTTTCTAATCGTGACTCAATTTATGAAGCCTATGAGGAGTCTATTCAAATGGCATCGGGTTTGGTTAAAAAAGGTAATGAATATTATGGTGGATGGCAAAACTTTGGAGAAGGTAATAAAATTCTTCTTCCTCAAAATATGGTAAATGCACAACCATTTGAACAGAAAAGCATAGATTCAAAATATCCTACAGTACAAGAAATGATTGAAGAAGGACTAACAGCAGAGCTATTAGAAGAAGCCTTAACTTATGACTTTAATGTTTATGATACGGGTACAGGAAAAACAATAACACAGACAAAAACATTATTACCTTATCTAGAAGGAGAGGGAGGAGAGTTAAAACCACAAGATCTATTTGAGAGCGAAGGCAAAAATATTTTATTTGATGATGATGGTAAATTATTTGAAAACATATTTTTAGAAACAGCTCATGATGGTATGTACTATATAGGGATGGGAAACAATAACGATGGAACTGGAGAATATTTTAGAAATAAAGATGGAAGTGAAATATTATTTAATCTGAAAAGAATAGTTCCAGATTTGTTGTTAAAGTTAAATGAATAACATTGATTGGGATTTTATACACGAGTTAGAAGGTCAAGGTATTCGTCAAGGATATCAGCCTACTAATAATTCTGGTGTTACGATTGCTAGTGGTTTTGATTTAAAAGAAAAGAATGAAGTTTTTTGCCAGGCTATTGGTATTGACCAAAGAATAATTAACAAACTAAAACCTTATTTTGGTTTACATGGGGAACAAGCCAAAGCCTTTGCAGAGTCATTAGTCTTAGAACAAGATGATGTGGACCACATTGATGATTGCTCCAGGCATTTTTATGCAAAAGATTTACAAAGACAATATGAAACTTATGATCCAGTCGTACCTTTTGAGGAGCTAGATCAAGGACAAGCCACAGTTTTAATATCTGTTGGTTTTCAATATGGTAGTTATAAAAGAACTCCATCATTTATTAAATATGCAACTGATGGAAACTGGGATGCTGTTTACGAAGAACTATTAGAGTTTGGTGACGCTTACCCTACCAGGAGAAATAAAGAAGCAGAATATTTAAAGAACTATGGCACAATTTAAAATATCAGAAACAGATAAGAAATCATTCTTTACAGATGATATCTACAACAGACCAAACAGGAATAATCAATTTGGTGAAAAGACCATAAAGTTCAGACCGAGAAAAGACGAAGAAATATTCGATACTAACTACAAATTACAAACTCAATACAGAAACTCTATATCAGAACTAAATAACACAATGGAAGATATGGATAGAGTCACACAAGATTTTTTCTCTATTAGCGGTATCTATTACAATATGAATGATTATATACCAGAGGTAGATGATAATTTCAGTGTAACAACAACTCAATTAGATCCTTTTATTGCAAAAGAACTCCAGGACAATTTTGGTGGTTATGTAAGAAGTAACCAGCATCTCAGAACTAAAAGAGATTATATCAATAACAAGATTGAAGAATGGTTCGCAAAAAATCCAGAACAAAGAGGAAGTAGAGAAGGTGGGTTTAGAGATTATAACTACTATTTAAGTTTAAGAAGTAAAGAATTAGCAGAGCTAGAAGAAGAACAAATGATCGGTCAAAAATATAATGACGGAAGTTCTGGTATTCCTGGTGCTGCGGGTTCGATGGCTGGTCTGTTTAGTGATCCATTAATCCTTGCTAGTATTCCAGCTTCTATAGCCTTACCTGGTGGTAGTTTTAAAACGATTGGTGGTATTCTTAAAACAGCTGCAGCTGAAAGTGCTATTGCTGCTGGATTTGAAGTACCTATTCAATTAAGTGTTGTTAGTTATAATAAACAATTATTATCAGACTATGATTGGAAAGATGCTGCTATGGCTATTGCTGGAGCTGGTATTGGTGGAGCTTTAGGAACTGCGGCATTAGGTGGAACAATTAAAGGATTTTTTGGTGGGTATTCTAAATTATTAAGATCTACTAAAATTGGTAAAGCTAAATTATTAGCAAGTGAAATAGACAAGATGATAGACGAAGCTCCATCTTTAGATGAAAAATATGCCGATAAAGTTTTAGAATATATTAATAAAAATATAGAGATATTTAATACAACAGAAAAAATATCACTTTTAGAAACTATCAATAAAACAATATCAACTCCTAATCCAACTGTAAGATCAACACAGCAAATTTTAGAAAGTGACGAGATTGCTGAAAACAATCCTTTAGAAGATACGATCAAAGGTAAGGTAGAACATAATGAAAGATTACAACAAGCTGGGGAAAGTTTATTAACAGGGGAAAATAAATTAGAAAACGAAACAAGAACTCCTGTTGATTACACAAAAAACTTTGACCAAGAAAATAATGTTTATAGAGAAATTAGATTAGATCCAGACGAAATAGAAGTAGAGCCAGATATCTTTCAATTCAAAAGAGAAGATATTGATATGGAAACTGGATTATCTCCTAAATTAAAAGGAATTACTGAATGGGATCAAGACGCTGCTAATGTCGTAATGGTGTTTGAATATGCTGATGGTAGAAAAGTTATAGCAGATGGTCATCAAAGATTAGCTCTTGCAAAAAGAATAAAAGCGATGGGTAAACAAAAACCTTACTTATTAGCGACAGTTCGTAGAGAAGTCGATGGTCATACACCAGAAGAAACAATGGTAGCTGCCATGATGATTAATGTTCACCAGGGTACAGCCACCGCTACTGATGTTGCTAAAGTATTAAAACTAAAACCAGATTTTGTTCAAAAAATAAAAGGCAGAGTTTCTCCAAGATCTGTATTATGGGATAATGCTAATGGCTTATCTAAGCTCAGTCCAGAAGCCTGGCAGTATTATTTAAATAATAATATTCCTGATAGAATAGCAGCTATTGTCGGAGATCTTGTAGAAGATCCAGATTTACATATCCAGGTAATGGATTTTATTTCAAGAAATGCTTTTGATAATGAGCAACAAATTAGATTAGCTATCCAGGATGTTATTAGCCAGGGTGTATCAACAAGAGAGATCCAGGATCTTTTTGGAACACAAACAATTAAAGAATTATTAATTAAAGAAAGAGCAGAGATTTTAGACAAGACTATTAAGGAGCTAAAGAAAGATAAAAGTATTGCTGGATTTTTAGTTAATAATGAAGCAAAAATAAGCAGAAAAGGTAAAAATAAACTAGACAGTGAGTTTAATAAAAAGGCATTACAAGAGTCTGCCTTAACAATAGAGAAGATTATTAAACTTGCTAACATGAAAGGAACAATATCAGATGAGCTTAGCCAAGCAGCAAAACTCTACAAGAGTGGGGATAAGCAAGGAGCAATCAACTCTTTTAAAGAAACTGTCACCACAGCAGTTAGAAACGGCGATCTTGACAGGGTTACACCAAGCGGATCTCAACGCACTACGATATCTGAAGGATATACACAGACGCAACCAGATCTCCCTAAAGAAACAGAAACAAACATAAATTTAAAAAATTCAGATGATGTTCATGATGGGAAGCAACAATATACCCAGGAACTAGGATCTATCCAGAATACATTAGATGATGTCTTTGGACCTCCTCCAAAAAAGCCTACAAAAAAAGTAGAACTAGAGTCTAAATCTTTAGATGAAATAGCAGATTTAGATGATGAAATACTAAAGAACCAGGTAGATGATTTAATTAATCATCCAGAAATAGTTCGTTTAAGAAACTTATCTAATGAAAAAACAACAACCATAGAACAAGCGGGAGGTAGTTTTGATGAAGCCTGGCAACAAAAAAGAGGATGGAGTCAAATTGTTGATGATTTATATGGTGATGGAGCTGAAGTTAAAAACAAAGAAATGACTGTGTTTATTGGTTTACCCGCATCTGGTAAATCAACATTGGCAACAGCTCAACAGAAAAAGTTAGGAGCTTTGATAGTAGACTCTGACTTTGTGAAAGAGCATCCTAATTTAGCAAAAGATTATGATGGTGGTGTAGGAGCTGGAGCTGTTCATGATGAAAGTAAACATATCCAAGAATTAATATTAGCAAGAGCTATCGGTAACGGAGATAATATCATTATTCCTATTGTCGGAAGTAGTGGTAGAAATATAGAGAAATTAATTGATATCGTTAAAAAGAACGGATATTCTTTAGTAGTAAAGTATGTAGAAGTAGACGAAGCTACAGCAATCACCAGAAATGTAAAAAGAATTGCCAGGGATGGTAGATTTGTAGATCCTCATATAATTAAAAAAGCATACAAGGGTGCTACACAAAATTACAACACAGGAAAGGAGTTAGCCGATGGCTACGAAAAAATCAATCTTGAAGGAAACAGACCAGTCACTAAAGAAATCGGAGGAATTGTACAATCGCATGGAACAAGCAGAACTACAGATGTTGGACAGACTCCAGAAAAGACTGGACCAGATGAGATCGAAGAAATCTTCAACGACATAGATCCAGAATATAAAGTTTGGATAGATAATGATGCAGAAGATAAAGCTATTTATGCTTCAGCTTCAGATGTCTTAAAAGAACTAAATAACGAAAGAAAAGCAATAGACTTTTTAGAGGGGTGTCCAGGTCTTAGATGAGTTTCCGTAATTGTATTGTTAGTGCTAAAACAAAAGGTTTAATAGATGACCAGAAACAATTAGATCTTTTAAATGAATATGATGCTAACTATAAAAAATATATAGATGAAAATTTAGATCCAGACACAGCAGCAAAACAAGCTGGATTAGATACTTTTAACCAATTAAAAGTGGATGCTGCACAAAAAATAAAACTTAGAAAACACAATCTTAGACTACAACAAGAGTTTGAATATCAATTAGCTAGGTACACAGATCAAACTGGAAAAACAGATTATGGATCTGTTGCTTTGCAAAAATTAATTTTTACAGAAAATAAAGAAGGAGTTACTAGGATTAGATCTGTTGAAGAAGAAATGGTCAATGTCCAGGGTAGGTTAGACTCTATATTTTCTGATGTATTAAAAAAGTTTAGACATAATCTTTTAGGAACAAACAGAAGTAAAGCTACCTTATTGTTGATGGGTAGAGAAATATTTAATCCTGGATCAACAGGAAATAAGGCTGCGGAAGAATTAGCAAGAGCCTGGATAGAAACAGCGGAAACAGCCAGAAGAATGTTTAACGCTGCTGGTGGTAGAATACCTAAATTAAAAAACTGGCATTTACCTCAAAGCCACAACGAACTATTGGTTAGAGGTGCTGGTAGGGATGAATGGAAAAATTTTATTATGGACCTTATTGATCCAGAACAAATGATCGACTACAAAACTGGTAAGGTATTAAGTCCAGAACAATTAAGTCTAGCTCTTGATGATGTGTGGAATACTATATCTACATTTGGTTATTCTAAAAAATCAAATGTAAAACAATACAGTGGCAAACTAGCTAATAGAAGGTTAGATCATCGTTTCTTAAAATTTAAAGATTTTGACTCCTGGGATGCCTATAACAAAAGATTTGGTAAAGGTAATGTATTTGATGCGATGGTAGGTCATATCAAAAGTATGTCTAGAGATATTGGTATGATGAGAATGTTAGGACCAGATCCAGAAAAATTTATAGCCTGGATGAAATTCACAGCAGAAAAAAAATTATTAACTGATACTAAAGATATTGTAGGTAAAGGCGATTTAAGATTAGAAAGAGATTTAACACCTAAACAAATAGATAAAAAACTAAAACAATTAAAATCAAAATTTGGAAAAGTAGACCAGGCATATTCTGCTTTAAATGGAGATATGCTAGATCCAGAAAATTATACTTTTGCAAAATATAGCGGTGGATTAAGAGATTTAACTACAGCGATGTATCTTGGAGCTGCGTCTTTTATGGCTTTAGGTGATTTCAATTTAACAAGATTAACAGCTAGAGTTCATGGATTACCAGCCGCCAAAACAATGTATAGAAACCTAAAAATGTTTGCTAGTGGGATTAGACAAGACAAAGCTGTAGGTGTTAAAGTGGCAGCGTCATCGGGAATGGTGGCTGAACACTGGGGAACAATAGCATCAGGAATGGCTAGAGTGTCTGCGGATGATGTTGAAAGACCAGAGGTTACTAGAAGAATGGCTGATTTTGTTTTAAGAACTACTGGATTATCCTGGCTAACACAAGCTGGTAGATGGGGTGTCGGTATGGAAACCATGGCTTTCTTTGCTAGAAATGCAAGTTTGACCTGGGATGAACTAGGTAAGAAAAATCCTCAATTTCAACAATTAATGAAAACTAACGATATTGGTAGTGGTGAGTGGGATATTATTAGACGTATTCCTATTTACGATGCTGGTGTTGATGATGCCTTAAATAAGGGTGCTGAGTTTTTAAGACCATCCGATATCTTTAAATTGACAGATATTGATGAAGAAAAAGCGATGGATATCTTTTCAAAGTTTCAATCAACTATTAACTATGTAGTAGATTTTGCTGTTCCTAATGCAAAGCTAAGAGGAACTTTAATTGGTCAAGCTAGACCAGGAACAATTATGGGGGAAATGATGAAGAATATGCTCCAGTTTAAACAATTTCCTTTAGCTTTTATGTTTGGTCATATAGCCAGGGGAATGGGTTTGAAAGGTGGATGGAGAAAAGCAGCTTATATGACTGATTTAATAATATCCACAACCTTATTTGGAGCTTTAGCTTTTGAACTAAAAAATTTAACAAAAGGTAAAGAAACAACAGATCTATCTAATATGGATAATCAACAGAAGGCTGGTTATTTTATAAGCAATATGATTAGAGGTGGTGGATTAGGTATTGCTGGTGATTTGCTTTTTGCTACCCAATATGGCGGCAAAAATGGTGGAGCTGCTACCTTAGTAGGAGCTGTTCCTATGTTAGCTTTTCAGTTATTAGATATGACTGTTATGAATGCTTTTAATGCAATACAAGGGAAAGCAGTAAATATAGGTGGAGATATAGCAGATTTTATAAAACACAATACACCTGGTGGTTCTATGTGGTATATAAGACTAGCTTTAGAAAGACTAGGTTTTGATACTCTTTCTGAATATATAGATCCTAAGTATAACGAGAAAAGAAAGAGAATAAAAAGAAGAATGTTTAAAGAACAGGGTACAGAATTTTGGTGGAGTCCTGGAGATAAACTACCAAAGAACTTCCCATTTTAATTATGTATGGACATTTAATATGATATATTATAAGGAGTTAGTAAGCATAAAATGACAATATCTAGTACCACAATCAAAAATTCTTATGCTGGTAATGGTTCTACCACAGCATTTTCTTTTAGTTATTATATTATAGCTGAAGATGACCTAGAGGTTCTTATTAGATCCTCGAATGGTACAGAAACACTTCAAACAATAACAACCAATTATACAGTCACAGGAGTCCAAAGTAACTCTGGTGGTACTGTAACGATGGTGACAGCTCCATCTACTGGAGAAACCTTAGTTATTAGAAGAAAGACATCCCAGGTCCAGGATACTGATTATGTCGCTAATGATCCGTTTCCAGCAGAAACACACGAAGCTGCATTGGATAAAGCGATGCTGGTTAGCCAAGAACTCCAGGAACAAGTAGATAGATCTATCAAGATATCCAGAACAAACACCATGACATCGACTGATTTTACAGTCGGAGCTACTGAAAGAGCTAATAAAGTATTAGCTTTTGACTCATCTGGTGAGATCTCTGTTACCCAAGAATTAGGTAGATATCGAGGAGATTGGTCTGCATCTACTGCTTATGCTGTTAGAGATTTAGTAAAAGACACCACAACCGATAATATATTCTTTTGTAATACAGCTCATACCTCATCGGGTGTTGAGCCATTAACAACCAATTCAGACTCAGCAAAGTGGGATCTGATCGTAGATGCGGCAGCCGCAACATCCTCCGCAAATGCAGCCGCTTCCTCCGCAACTGCCGCTGCCGCTTCTGCAACCGCTGCTGCTTCTAGTGCCACTGCTGCTGCTTCCTCCGCTACAGATGCACAGACAGCTCAAACCGCTGCAGAGTTAGCTGAAACAAATGCTGAAACAGCTGAAACCAACGCAACAACACAGGCAACAAATGCTGCTACATCAGCTACTGCTGCAAGTACATCAGCCACTAATGCTGCAACAAGCGAAACTAATGCATCTAATAGTGCTAGTGCTGCTTCAACAAGTGCTACTAACGCTGCAACATCAGCTTCTAATGCATCAACCAGTGAAACAAACGCTGCTAGTTCTGCGACATCTGCTGCTAGTTCTGCTACTACAGCAACTAACCAGGCTACCGCAGCTAGTACATCTGCTACTAACGCAGCTACTTCCGCTACCAATTCCGCTGCATCTGCAACAACTGCAACCAATGCCGCAACCGCAGCTCAAGCTGCTCAAGCTGCCGCTGAAGCTGCTGCTGATAATTTTGATGACACTTACCTGGGTGCAAAGGCTTCTGATCCAACTGTAGATAATGATGGTGATCCTTTGACAGCTGGAGATCTATACTTTAATACTACTTCTAATGAATTAAAATACTGGGATGGATCTTCCTGGAATGCCATAGCATCAGTAGATCTAACACCTTATGCAACGAAAGGATTTGCGACAGCTATGTCTATCGCATTATAAAGGAGAAATAGATGGCACAAGACTTTGAAAGATCATATGCAAGTTCAATCTCAAACTCATCTGGTTCACCT